GTAACCAAAGATAAAGGAGCATAAGCGGCGTTTGAAGTATTGCGCCAGTAGTACCTCTGACAAGCGGCTAACTCCCCCTGAAGTGTTCCGCCAGCGCGGGAGAAGGCAGTTGCGACTAAGCCTAGTTCTAGTTGGATACCAGTTGCGTTCATATATTGTCCAGTCGTAAATGAACCTGAATAAATATACGCACGAATTGTCTTTGCATTTGAAGGAACTGCAAAAGTTGCCGAGTATGGCTTGGATGGCATTGAAGTTGTAGTGGAAAAAGTTTGGCTTCCAATAACAGTCCAACTTCCTGTTACCGCGTTATCTACTGAAGTTGAGTAATCTAATTCAATAGTTACGCTATTGGCAACAGAAGTAGAAATAAAAGCAGACAAAGTAACATTTTGACCAGCCAGCAGTTGAGCATTTGCCGTTTCAACAACTTGAGTCAAAACAACAATACCTGATGAAGCAGGACTGAGTTTGCTTGAATATCTAAATTGTGTTGGAACATTTGTTGAGTCTTGAGAATAGGTTGCTCCAGAGCCAGCATTTGTTACAAAATACCAACGGTCTGTGGTGCAGTATCCACCTGCGGTTGAAGTCGTACCGCGTTGCCAAATATCCATTCCGCCGTTGATAAGGAAGTTCTTCCCCGCCGCTACTGATGGCCCTGCCCACGATACGCCTGTGCTGGCAGAAGAGTTTGCAACGAGTGTTGTGCCGTCAGCGCCTACGCCAAGGTTAGTTACTGATGAGGCACCATTGCCAACAATCAAATCGCCCTTAGCGGTAACTGTATTAGAAGATATCGCTGTTGGGATAGCAAAAGAAGAGAAAGTAACAATCTCTATTACATCCCCCGCTACTAGAGCATTAACAAGAACTACAGATGTGCCGTTAGTGGCTGTATAGTCTGCGGTTCTAACAAGGAGAACTCCATTAACGTAGACCTCTTCTTTACCTACTAGGTAAGAGATTGTGGCACCGTTGGAGTCTGTGCCAGATATTGTTGTCTCTCCACCTGTAGCGTTATAGGTGTATCTGTTTACGGTACCAGCGCCACCGTTTACACTTGAGACTGTCATTAGGAGATTTCACTTCCAAATGCATTGAATGACGTTGTTGCGCTAGATGCGTAGACGCGGAGTTGATCACCTGTAGCGAGTGTGATACCTACAGTCAAGACTGTTGTATCTGAGGCGGCTACTGTGGCACCATAGACGATCCACGAGAGCGCTGCTGCTGGGGATGTTGAACCGCCAGACTTGACTACCGCAATACGGTATGTGGCAGCAGTGGCTGCCTGATTACAAACGGTAATAGTAGAGACTACAGCAGAGGTAGCAGATGGAACCAGATATAACTGGGTCTCTGTTGTGGCTGATGGGGCTACTTGACCCAGTACTTTGTAAGCGGTGGCCATGGGACTCCTTTAGAGGTATTGGCTATAGGTTAAATGGTACAGAGCCAATTTGTGGGCTAAAGTGACCCTATGAATTTGGTGCAAAAATCGGTTTCTCAGGGTGGAAAATTAGCGCCCATCATCATACCTAGCGCTTTGACCAACGGTCTTGGCCTAATGAATCCTTCTGTCTACATAGACGATGACGGTGACATCTTAGTTAATCTTCGTCAGGTTAATTACACCCTGTATATCTCTGAAAATGAAAAGCGCTTTTTCTCTCCTTGGGGGCCGCTTACCTACCTTCATCCAGAGAAGGATCAACGCCTAGTAACCAATAATTTTTTATGCCGCCTTGATAAAGATTACAACGTCATCAACTACACCAAGGTAGAGATGCTAGAACTACATACCCCTATCTGGGAATTTGTTGGCCTCGAAGATGCCCGTGTAGTCCAATGGGATGGCGATTACTACCTGGTTGGAGTCCGTCGTGATACCACGACCAATGGACAAGGTCGCATGGAGTACAGCAAGGTAGAAATAGACAAAGAAAACTGGACTGTCAAAGAGATCCAGCGAGTACGAGTTCCAGCCCCACTACACGAAGATACGTCGTACTGTGAGAAGAACTGGATGCCCGTCCTTGATGACCCTTATCACTTTGTTAAGTGGGCTATGCCTACAGAAGTTGTTTGGGCCAATCCTAACGAGCCTGAGTGTAAACAGACTACAGTAAATGATAACGTTCCTAGACCACCCATTGATCAACGAGGTGGTTCTCACGTTGTTGCTTGGGGTGACTACTACATCTGCGTTACACATGAGGTTAAACTGTGGAGAAACTATTTAAACCAAAAAGATTCAACCTATAGACACCGACTAATTGTTTGGGATAAAGAGTTTAACTTTGTTGGTCTTAGTACAGAGTTTGCCTTTATGGATACTCCTATTGAGTTTTGTGTTGGGGCCGCCCTAATTAACGACAATTTACTTTTAAGTTTTGGCGTACAAGATAACTCAGCATTTGTGCTTGAAGTTCCACAATCTGTTGTTAACGAATTGATTGAAGAGGCAAAAACATATGGCAATTAAAGAACTGGCAATTGACGTTGCTTTTGACTCCTTTAACCCTGAGAAAAACTTTGCTTTGGCTAATGCCTATTACGATCAAGGGCAGTACTCTTCTGCCGCTGGGTTCTATCTTAGGGCTGCGGATCGTGGATATAAGACTCATCCACTTATTGCTTACACCTCCCTGCTGAGGATGTCCCTCTGCTTTACTCAACAAGGAGAACGCAGCGCTACCGTCTATCAAAATACGTTACAAGCACTTACTCTTCTTCCTGGGAGACCAGAGGCGTACTTCCTACTGTCACGCATTCATGAGCGCAATAAAGAATGGCAGAAGGCATACACCTTTGCAGAACTTGGCCTTGTACATACCATCGCAAGTTATAATCAACCACTTCCTGTCTATGTAGAGTACAACGGCCCATACGTATTGATGTTTGAGAAGGCTGTTTCTGGCTGGTGGTTAGGGCGTAAAGAAGAGAGCAAGGAGTTGTTTACACATCTTCTTGATAACGTTGAGATGTCTCAAGAGTATCTCAATGGCTGTATTAACAATATGAAGTTGTTCTAATGTTTCCTAATTGGTTTCAAAACGTCTCCCCATACTTTGACCGCAAATGCCCTGAAGTTCCTTTGCGTGCATTACAGATTGGTACCTATACAGGGGATGCTACAGAATGGCTACTTCTTAATAGAAACATTTTGACTATTGATGATGTGGACACTTGGGCAGGCAGTGAAGAAGAACAACATGAACATTTAGACTTTTCTTCTGTAGAGGAGTATTACGACTCTCGCTTTAAAGATAACCCAAGAGTTATTAAAAATAAGATGACTAGTGATGAATTCTTTAACCAGAACAAAAAGACCTTTAATTTTATCTACATAGACGGTAGCCACACTGCCCTTCAAACGGCTTTAGATGGCCTCAACGCCTTTAAAGTCCTTGAACCTGGTGGCGTTATTGCCTTTGACGATTACCTATGGGCAGAGGGCGGCAAACCCTTCCTAGAGCCTATGCGGGGTGTCAATGCCTTTATGCAAGTTTGTGCAGGCGAGATGAATTGCCTAGAAGACGGATATCAGATGTGGTTTGTTAAATGCTAGAGAATGCTTGTTTTGAAGTATTTCACACTGACACAGGAAATAAACTTCGCAATCAATCTTATGACGGAATTCTTAAGAGCGTGTCTTTTCTCCCTAGACTTGGTTCTCCTACCATGTACCTTAACACCGTTGATAAGGTAGAGAACTTCATCAATCTGCACCCAAACTTTAAGGTCAATACTGTAGAAGATTACTGCCAACCAGGAGAGACCTTCCCACCATCTGCTGGAGTTGTGGGTGTATGGGCAAGTAATTACAAGGCTTATAAGAAGTTCTTAGAATCCGATTACGACACACTGCTTCTCTTTGAAGACGACATTCTTGTAAGTAAGAACTTTAAATCCGTCATTGAAACGTATATGCGTCAACTTCCTGTTGATTGGGATTTCTTCTCGTTCTTTGTTCCTGAAGATTCTCTCTTTGCCTACAATGAAGATACTCACACTATTGGGGCAGAAAATGTTTGTATCTCATATCAACAGTGGTCATGCGCTGGTTACATGGTAAGCCGAGAAGGTGCACGAAAGGCTGTAGAGGATATAGAGTCACGAGGCATCAATTGTCCTGTGGATTGGTACATCTTTAACTTTCGTATGAAGAAAGAAGAGAACCAAAAAACTTTTTACACTTATACATTAAAGCCAGGAAATTATCGCCCCATAAACTTCTTAAAGGGTGCAGCCGAATATACCCAGATTCACAATGGAAGTACTGATTTACTAAACTAGTTACATTCCACCAAACAACAAGATTGTTACTGTAGGGTCTGCTGCAACTTGTCCAATAAGTCCCTGTACACCCTGCACGCCTTGAGTACCCTGAACGCCCTGTGTACCCTGCGTTCCCTGCACACCCTGCGTTCCCTGTGCGCCTGTAGTTCCTTGAATAGATAGGCTTTGTACACCTTGCGTACCTTGCGTACCTTGCGTTCCTTGTACACCTTGAGAACCAAGGGTACCTTGTGCACCAGTAGTACCCTGAATACCGATCGCACCATCAAGGTTAACTGTCCACGAGGTATATGTTCCAGAACCTAGGCTACGGGTGACTGTGATAGTCAATGATCCAGTACCAGAGTTATATGCTGTTACATCTCCATAAATAATGTTAGAGATAGTGTTGGCAATAATAACTGACTGACCTACTGAGTAGGAAAGGTTAGTTGCAACTGTAAGAGTCTGAGAACCAGACGCTGGAAGAGTAAGCGAAGTTGTAGAAGATGTTTGGTACTTATCTCCTGCTGTTCCTTGTGAACCAAATGTT